GGGTGGTGCCCGCTGCTGGGAACAGTAGAATCGAAAACCAATCGGGTCGTAGGCTGAGGTGTATTTCTAAACTGTAGAAATGCCCGCCTCTTGTTGGTATACAGGAGTCCAACCTCCCACATGCGGATGTCGTATAAAAGTATTACGACAGGTTTCCAACTTGTAGACGGTGGTGCAATACCATCCATCCGCTTTGCAAACTATATACTGATGCAATGTCGATAAAATTAGTTCTACTTAAATCTAACGAAGAGGTAATTGCTGATGTAAAGGAACTTGTAGATGAAAATGATAAGCCCATCTTCATAGTTCTTGAGAATGCTTTTTGTTGTAAGTTAATTGAAGAACCTGTTCTTCTTACTGAAGGTGCAGAAGATACTGAAACAAAATATAGTGTTCAATATTATCCTTTTATGCCTTTGTCAGACGAGAAAAAGATATCAATTGATCCTAGTTGGGTTGTAGCTATAGTAGAACCAAAACCAATGGTTAAACAATCCTATGAGGCAAGATTTAATGGAACAGGAAGTAAAGATTCTAGTATTAGTTAATGGAGATATCCTGATCTCAGGAGTAGAAGAAGTTCCCGCTTTAGATATTGGTGATCCTAATTGTAAGATGATATCACCTTACAAAATAGAAGGCAAAGAAATGTCACCATATTTAAGTAATGTCACAGATGACGTTGAAATTATGATATGTTCTGATAAAATACTTACATTGGTTGAACCACACAAATCATTAGTGGATTCATATTTGAAACTAGCTACAGCATGAAGTTCTACACAAATGTTTTCCAGATCGGCAACAGTATGTTGGTCAGAGGATATGACAATGGAAGACATTTTGAGGATAGAGAGGAGTTCCATCCTACCTTTTATGTGCCTACAAAGAAAAGAAGTAAGTGGAAGACTCTTGATGGACAAAGAGTTGAAGCAGTAAAACCAGGCACTATCAAGGATTGCAGAGAGTTTATTGATAAGTATTCTGCTGTACAAAATTTCAGCATCTATGGTAATGAAAGGTATGTTCATCAATATATCTCTGAGAACTACCCTGAGAATGAGATCAAGTTTGATCTAAACAAAATTAAATTAATTACTATTGACATTGAGGTTGCTGCAGAGAGTGGTTTCCCTGATGTCTTTAATTGTGCAGAAGAATTATTACTAATTACAATACAAGATTATAATACCAAGAAGATTATTACATTTGGATCTAGACCTTATACTACTAATCCAAACAAAAAGAATTATCGATATATTGATTGCCACAATGAAGAGGGATTGATTCTTACATTCCTAGATTGGTGGCAGAAAAACATGCCAGAAGTTATCACAGGTTGGAACTGTGAACTATATGATATCCCTTATCTTGTGGGTAGGGTAGATCGTATCATGGGTGAGAAAATGACTAAGAAGTTCTCTCCTTGGGGTATCGTAAGGAGGAATGAAATTCACATCCAAGGTAGATTGAATATCCAGTATGATCTTGCAGGCATATCTGTAATAGATTATCTGGATCTATACAAGAAATCCCCTGCAACTTCCAATCAAGAGAGCTTCAAGTTGGATCATATTGCCATGATGGAGTTGGGAGAAAAGAAATTAGATCACAGTGAGTATGATACATTCCGTGAGTTCTATACTAAGAACTGGCAGAAGTTTGTAGATTACAACATTGTTGACGTAGAACTTGTAGATAAACTTGAGGATAAGTTGAAACTTATTGATCTATGTTGTACTCGTGCCTATGATGCAAAGATAAATTTCACTGATGTTGCTTTCCAAGTTCGGACATGGGATGCGATTATCTACAATTATCTTAAGAAGAAAAACATTGTAATCCCACAGAAAGATCGTAATAAGAAAGACGAGAAGTATGCTGGTGCGTATGTGAAAGAACCTAAGCCTGGAAAGTATGATTGGGTGGTGTCCTTTGACTTGAACTCACTGTATCCACACCTTATCATGCAGTACAATATCTCACCAGAGACACTACAAGAGAAGAAACATCCTAGTGCTAGTGTAGAAAGATTATTGAATCAGGAAGATACATTTGAATTGTATAAGGACTTTGCTGTGTGTGCCAATGGTGCAATGTACAGTAAGGATAAGAAGGGATTTTTACCTGAGTTGATGGAAAAGATGTACAACGAACGTGTCATCTTCAAGAAAAGGATGATCAAAGCAAAGAAAGCCTATGAGAAGACCCCAACTAAAGAACTTGAAAAAGAGATTGCACGTTGTAACAACGTCCAGATGTCTAAGAAAATTGCCCTTAACAGTGCTTATGGTGCTATTGGCAATCAATATTTTCGCTATTACAAACTTGCGAACGCAGAGGCCATCACTCTATCTGGACAAGTATCAATCAGATGGATTGAAAACAAAATCAATCAAAAGATGAACACTATTCTAAAAACGGAGGATAAAGATTATGTTATTGCTAGTGATACTGATTCTATCTATTTGCATATGGGTGACTTGGTTGAAGCTGTATACAAAGGGAGAGAAACGACTACTGAAGGCATCGTTTCGTTCCTTAATAAGGTGTGTGAAGTGGAACTCGAGCCTTATATTGAGAGTTCTTACCAAGAACTGGCCGAATACGTCAACGCCTACGATCAAAAAATGATTATGAAAAGGGAGAACATTGCCGATAGAGGTATATGGACTGCCAAGAAAAGATATATTCTAAACGTTTGGGATAGTGAGGGTGTTAGATATGAAGAAGCTAAGTTGAAGATCATGGGTATTGAAGCGATAAAAACTTCTACCCCTGCTCCGTGTAGAAAGATGTTGAAAGATGCGTTTAAAATATTGATGTCTGGTACAGAAGAAGAGTGTATAGAATATATTGAGAGTTGTAGAAAAGAATTCAAATCATTACCACCAGAAGAGGTATCATTTCCTCGCACCGCTTCTAACGTAGAGAAGTGGTTCTCTTCCGCTGATCTATATGGTAAGGGATGCCCTATTCATATTAGAGGTGCAATATTATATAATCACTGGACAAAGAAAAAAGATTTAACTCATAAGTATGCTGCTATTCAGAACGGTGAAAAGATTAAATTTTGTTATCTTAAGACACCTAATTGGATGCACGAAAATGTTATATCTTTTATTCAAGATTTCCCTACAGAACTTGACCTAGATAAACATGTGGACTACGACTTACAGTTTAGTAAGGCGTTTCTAGATCCTATAAAGGTTATCCTTGATTGCATCGGTTGGGAGACCGAACGCAAGAATACACTTGAATCATTCTTCTCATGACACGTTACATTGTATGCTGGACAGATGACGGCATATTTTCCGATAGACAGATGAAAGTCTTTGAAGGCAGAGATCCTGCCAACTGGTTTGCAAAAAGTATAGAAACACAGTATAATGATGTTAAAGTATACTTAGCTAGAAAAGGAGAGTTTGATGACTAAGAAGAGAATACTCACTCTAGTCACAGGCGGTTTTGATCCTCTTCATAGTGGCCACATTGCTTACTTCGAGCAAGCAAAAGATCTTACAAACTACTTGGTAGTTGGATTGAATACAGAAGAATGGTTGACTAATAAGAAGGGTCAATACTTTATGTCATGGAAAGAACGTGCAGAGATTATCAGACATCTTGACGTTGTAGATGCCGTGATCACTGTGGAAGATGACGAGCATGGTTCAGCTTGTAGTGCAATCGAAAGATGTTTAGAGATTGCACAAACTGTAGTCTTTGCCAATGGTGGAGACAGAGGTAAATCTAATACACCAGAAATGGATAGGTTCGGTAACGATCCTAGAGTTGAAATGGAGTTTGGTGTAGGAGGAACTGACAAGAAAAATAGTAGTTCGTGGTTACTTCATAACTACTTTGAAAGACAACGTAAAATAGTGGGGATCTAATGAATAATATAGGATTAGAAGTTGTATTCTGGACTGTACTTTCAGTCTACCTATTGGCAAAATTTGGAGTATTTAAAAAATGAATTGTTGGCACTGTGGAACTGAGTTAATTTGGGGAGCAGATTTTGACATGGAGGATATAAATGATGGAGAGGAGTCTGAATATGATTTCTGGTCAAGTTTCACTTGCCCTAAATGTGAATCATATGTAGAAGTGTTTCATCACAAATAGAGATGTCTAAAGTAGAATGGGAAGCGTTTCAAGTACCAAACGTCCCACTATATAAAACTAAACTTGATAGTGACATGATGACTTATCTCTGGTCTTGTGTAGATCAGGCAGAGAAAGATAATGTCAATGATAGTAATGACTACAGTTATAGACTTGCTGGAAATATAACTGGTAGTTTAGGATTGAAAGATGTTAATAACAAATTTAGAAATGAAGTTGTAGGTCCTCTGACTCAACAACTATTAGATGAAGACCCCAAGCATTATTTTCCTCCTATAGATCTTGATCCAAGTTTGGATCTAAAATATAAACCAGAACTCAGAATGAATTGGTGGGTCAACTATCAATATGCTACAGAGTTCAATCCCGAACACGGACATACAGGCATCACATCATTTGTGATATGGATGAAGATTCCAACTCATTATAAAGAGCAACATAATCTTACCTTTCATTCAAATGCTGCATCTGATTTCCAGTTCACATACAATGATATATTAGGAAACACTATTGAGTATCCTATTTTCATGAGTCCAGAGATGGAAGGCACTATTATGCTTTTTCCATCTAACTTACACCATCAAGTATACCCATTCTATAACACAGAAGAACCAAGAATATCAATTAGTGGTAATTTATTGTGGTCTGTGGTAGAATTATAATAGAAGTAAATCATTATGGATTTTTTAAAAGAAATAGTAAAAGAGATAGGAGATGAGTACACCCAACTTGCCTCCGAGGCAGAACAAATTGAAGAGTTTGTTGACACAGGTTCGCACATTTTTAACGGCCTTATATCAGGCAGTATATTTGGCGGTGTATCTAGGAACAAGATTACCGCTATTGCTGGCGAGAGCTCTACTGGAAAGACTTTTTTCAGCCTCGCTGTGGTTAAAAACTTTCTTGACAATAACCCTGATGGTTATTGTTTATATTTTGACACAGAGGCTGCTGTCAACAGGGGACTCCTTGAGTCTAGAGGAATTGATCTCAAAAGGCTCGTGGTTGTCAATGTGGTAACAATCGAAGAGTTCAGATCAAAAGCACTTAGAGCAGTTGATATATACCTTAAGACAGAAGAAGATCAACGCAAACCATGTATGTTCGTGTTGGATTCTCTAGGTATGCTTTCAACTGAGAAAGAGATCAGAGACGCACTGGATGATAAACAGGTTCGTGACATGACCAAATCACAACTTGTCAAAGGTGCATTTAGAATGTTAACTCTTAAACTTGGTCAAGCAAACATTCCACTTATTGTTACTAATCACACCTATGATGTCATCGGATCATACGTTCCCACCAAAGAGATGGGCGGAGGCAGCGGTCTCAAGTATGCGGCAAGTACGATCATTTATCTCAGCAAAGCTAAAGAAAAGGAAGGAACGGAAGTCGTTGGAAATATTATCAAAGCTAAGACAGCAAAGTCGCGTCTAAGTAAAGAGAACAAAGAAGTTAAGATCAGACTCTACTATGATGAACGTGGTTTAGATAGATACTATGGACTCTTAGAACTAGGAGAAATTGGCGGACTCTGGAAAAATGTCGCAGGCAGATACGAAGTCAACGGCAAAAAAGTCTACGGAAAACAAATTCTTGCAAACCCTGACGAGTATTTTACCGACGAGGTTATGGCGAGGTTGGAAGAGATCGCCCGAGAAGAATATAGTTATGGATAAGTTCATCAGAACATATCCAATGTTAGAAGGAACAGCATGTAAAACTCTCATAGAAACTTATCAAGCGTCCAAGAACAAAGAAAAAATAGATAATTTTCTTACACCACAGTTTACACAAGTAAACTTAAATGAGTTAGATGAAAAAGGATATCAGAAGTTTACACAACTCTTATGCTATAAAGTATTAGAGATAGTAAAACAATATAAGAAGGATTTACCAGCGTATGCTGAATGGTTTCCAAATAAAGTATTCTTTGAAGAACTAAGAATTAAAAAGTATGAACCAGGCACTGATGATCAGTTTGCTCTGCATACTGACGTTCAAGATCACCAGAGTGCAAAAAGATATCTAGCTTTTTTGATCTATCTAAATGATGATTTTGAGGGAGGAGAAACTACATTTCCTTACAATAAATTGACAATTAAGCCAGAAACTGGTAAAGTATTAGTGTTTCCGCCTACATGGCAGTATCCACATATAGGTATGCCAGTTAAGTCTGGAAGTCCGAAATACATCATGAGTACATATCTTCATTATAATTAATGGAAACTATTGAAAATACCATCATTCAGAATCTAGTTACGAATGAGGAATACACTAGAAAAGTATTACCATTTCTAAAACCAGATTACTTTGATAAGACGCATGAAAAGATAATATTTGATGAGTGCGCTAAGTTTATAGTTGCATATGACAAATGCCCTACGAAGGAGATATTAAGTATTGAATGTGAGAAGAGAAAGGATATAAATGATGATACCTATAAAGAGATAGTTACATATTTGAATGATATTGAACTCACTCCCACATCAGAAGATTGGCTTATAGATACTACAGAGAAGTGGTGTAAAGAAAGAGCAATCTATCTTGCACTTGTAGAGAGTATCTCTATTGCAGATGGACATGATATCAAGAAAGGTGTTGATGCCATCCCTGCTATCTTATCTGATGCACTCGCTGTCGGATTTGATAACCATGTTGGACACGATTACCTAGAAGATTACAGTGAAAGATTTGACTTTTATCACAGAAAGGAAGACAGAATTCAATTCGACCTCGATTTTTTCAATAAGATTACGAAGGGCGGCCTTCCAAACAAAACACTTAATATTGCTCTCGCTGGCACTGGTGTTGGTAAATCTTTGTTTATGTGTCATGTCGCAAGTAG